CCTAGGGCCAGCTGGTGGGCTGGCCACATTCCTAGGAGGACGAATCATCGTGAAAGCATTGCGATGGTATCGTGCCGCTCGCGGCATTAGTTGGTGGCGCATGATGTGGATTTCCTTCCACGCGACCATCAAGATTCTCACCTCATGGTCATTCACCATGCTCACAACATGGGGTTTGCCCTGGAGGAAGGCGTTCATGTGGGCCGCCTTGCTCTACCACCTGCCGTTCCCAACGGAACTAATTTCACGGACAAAATTTGGACGTGTTAGCAGGGAGAACCCAGGTGTATGGTTGGGAATGTCGCCCGTGATGATGGGATGGCTACCCGTCGGAATCCATGCGGTTATTTACGATGCAAATACCGCTCGGGTCCTACAGGGTCGTCACCGAGACCGCGGGTCCTTGGAGCTCGGGGGAGACTTTTATTTCGCAGTCTCCCACTCGGAAGGAGCCACCGCCCCTATCTGGATTAAAACAAACCTGACCACAAGGGATTTGCCAGAAGGGAGTGGACCCTCCGCACCTTACTCCATTTTGTGGAACTGCCAAACGATGGTGGCGATGATCTTCTTGAGGTCATCCGCCGCCATCGGGGGGACAGTTCTACTTGCAGTGTTCCTCGGCGTGGTCTCCGCGATCACGGCACTAACACTTGCCACGGTGATCCTTTTCACCGCGGGATGTGCTAGCATCACCGCCTTGTGGGCCCTCAGACCCATGGGGTTTCTGGGTCCAGAGAGGGAGGCGATCGCGCAGGCTATTTACGCCTCCGTGACTAGTCTCACCCCTCTGTTCGCAGAACCCGAAGACGATGATGATGTCACGGATGAGGAACTCCGAGACATCAAAAATTACAGCGTCAAACTGGCCACTATGGCCATTCTAGACGGTGTCCCTCAAGAAATCACTTTTGAGGCCATCGCTAGGATGTGGGCCATCCTGTTAAAGGGTCACGAAGGTGAAACCTTCTCTCAGAGAAGGCCCGAAGTGATTAGTGCCATTACTGGCGCAAGAGCGGCGAAGCAAGATCTAGCCAATGGCGTTATACGCGCTCTGCTAAATGCAGGGGTAGATCTGCGATACATCGAAGCCCTCGCAAGACTTGTGGCGACGGCGGTGGACGGACTCGTAATGATGTTCGTCTTCTCCGCCACCACCTTAGCATGGTTGCTTGATTTCGTCGACTCAGCCCTAGGCCACCGTTTATCGCGGGACCTAAGGGAACTTCTTGAAATGCTCGTTCAAGAAGCAGGCTTGGAAGGCGCGCGTCGAAAAAACGCATGGGCACCGCTTTCCAAAAGAGAGCCTGAGAAACTGAGGTTCGCCGATTGGGTGAGCCTCGGATTAAATTCGAGCATGATGGTGCAGGACGCTGAGGACCCTTTCACAACAACGATCAGGAACCTGAATCGTTTTGTGCCTAAGGGACAAGAACCTCTGCCTGAAAACGTCGCGTACCAGCGCGCCGTGTTCTTGCCAAAGCGCCCCCGCTGTACTGAATACGAACTTCAGTACCCATCACTCCTTAAGTCCGTGTGCGCCATCGTTGACCCGACTCTGCAAGAACGAGCAGAGCGGTATGAACGAATGGGAGCCACACCCGGAACGGACGGCCTGTGGTTGGCCGATGACGAGACGCGAGACAAACAATTGACTGCTCGCTACTTGCCAGACGGACGACCATGGAGCCTTCCAGAGGAGGCACTAATGGAGAAAACAGTGAGCTACCTTTATGATCAACACACCGAAGCTTTCGAAGCTCCCGGTGTGGTGCCACCAGAAACGGTGGCGAGAAACTTGATCAAAAAGTATTCTCCTGGGTTGCCTTTCATCCCCAAATACAAGACCAGACAAGACCTCTGGAACACTGGGTGGATGGACTCGATCATACAGGCGACATATGCGGCACTAGAAGCCGGGGAATTCCCCCCCGAGCTCTACCACGCTTTTCCGAAGATGCAAATCACTAGGAAAAATCGTGAAGTGACCGCGGAATGTCTGCCTAGCGTGTTCGTAGCCCAAGTCGCTCAGCTAGAGGTGACCAAGCGCAGTTTCTGGGACCAGGCCAACATGGGCATGGGAGCCCCAATAACCGCTAGGTATCTGGGTGAGGTATTTGAGAAGGTGAACCATAGGAAGATGAAGTTCACGGCAGATGCTACCGATTTCGATAGCAACTGCCCTCCAATTCTGTTCGAAGCATTGTCAAGACTTTACGAAAAAGGCGTAAAGGCGGGAGGCATACCCGCAGTGGCCGCTATCCAGCGAGCCAAATACATGGCAATGCAAAAGGCCGTGATCGTCGACCTCCCGAGTGGCAACATCTACCGAAAAAATCGGGGTGGTGCCACCGGTCAGTCAGCGACGTCATGGGACAATCACTGGGCCTTCCGCGTGCTTATGATCATGTGCTGGTCATACGCTACGGGAGAAGACCCAAGTGGTTTTTACGATTCCAACACCGTGCATAACACTGGTGACGACAACATCTTTGGGACAGATAGTGACGTCACCCCTGAGCAAATTGCTCAGGCCGCTAAGGAGTTATTTGGGATCGAAATGAAGATAGAAGCCGTGGGAGACATCACCCAACTCTCCTACCTGTCCCGGATTCCCATCCGGTTACAGGACTTCAAAGAAGAGGCTGCTATCGCCGGACTGCAGGACCAAGAGCTAGCTGCAGCTCCGGATCGTGAACGTTTCCTTCTGAGGAGGAGCGCGGTGCTTAGCCGATACTCCGGCAAGCCCATTCTCCAATTCGCGAAGGCGCAGACTCAGCGGAATATTGGTCACCTGCTGAACTGCGCCTTCGACCACGAGCTGTACTCAATGATCTTGCGTGAATACATGGAAGACGTGAGCACATACATCGGGGTGAAGGACGCGATCATTTGGACCGTCAACTTTGGTGAAAACGGGCTGGCAACTAGTTGTCACCCGCGTTTTCGGCCAGGTTTCCTCGCATCAGCGAAGGTTCTGGACCGGTTCAATCAAGTTCGCAAGGCGCTGAAAGCACCCTCATACCATGAGGTGCTACAGAAAGCGGGCAAAGAAATTGATCGAACACCTAAACCATCAAAGTTTGCATACGCCCAATACGTGCCTAGTTTTGAAAGAGTCGCCCGAGTTTGGATATCCAATTTTAGATTAAATCTAATGGAATTCATTCCGGACGCTCTCACAAAGCTAGCGGTGTCACCAGACTCCGCGCCCATCGCCCCACTAATGTGGGTGCCTGGGTGGCCCGTAGAAGAGGCCGTATGGCGATGGGCCCAAGAAGCCGGCGAGGATCTAACGGTTGAAGAACTGACCGCGAGAATCCGCCTGAGCCCATTCAACCCTGCGACTGACGCAGCGGGTTTCTCATGGTTCGTGAGAATCCCCGGCGTCAAAGATGAACTTCTCAAAAGAGACTTTCATGTCGTAAGAGGGAGGATGGTCGCCGCCCTGATTTGTTATCAGGGCGTTAACACGCTAGTCCAGATCTTGCGCAAGATGCCCATAATAGGGCTCTTGATGGAAGGCTGGCTAGTTTATCAAACCGACTTGCCAAGGTTGTACGGAGTGTTGTCATCCCTTCATTGGGTGGCAACAGGCGAAGTGTCCGGCGTCGTCAGCTCGCTGATGCCCCGAGATCCTTACGCCTCCTACAAAATTGCAGCAGTCTGGGGCACTTTGGTTTGCCCAGATTTCATCGCTAAGGCGCTTAGCCTCCTTTTGCCAAAGGAACTAACGTCTACGATAATTGAAATGATCGCCTTCCTCAAATTTTGGCGACCACTAGGGGCCGCAGATGCAAGCCAAGGAACTCGCCCACAAAACCATTGGGATGGTTATGTGGACGAGCTAATTGGCTTAGCAAAAGCTAACCCAAGCGGTGTTTCGATTAGTTCCGAGACTGCGACCGGCAAGAGCACAGCTTTTGTCGCCAGTCTCGCCTACCGAACCACAGGAGCTATCTGGCTCCTGGTGCCAAGAATTGTATTGAGAGACGAATACCAAAACCCTTGGCTAACGATGGACACCATCGTGAAGCTATCCCGGGGGGTACCTGATGACGGCTCCCGAGTGAAGGTTATGACCTATGGTCACTACCTCGCCCGAGTTCGCGCCGGCACAGGTCCCGAGGACTCCGATTTCGTGCTAATGGACGAATTTGGAGAAAGGGAACCCGACATGGGGCTGGCATACCATGCAACGGGAGGTGTAAAGTTCTTGCTTTCCGCAACGCCAAACCTTCTATACGCGCCACACGCTACCGTGAAGGTGGTGCCGATCCCTCGACCATTCGAGGAACCGACACCAATCCGACTCGGGCTGCCTGTGGTGGGCCTGATCCAAGAAGCGCTTAGGGAACACCCAGGGGAACAAAGACTATTAGTGATTGTCCCCGGAATCCCGGAAGCTGCTTCGACGGCACAGGCACTGCGCGACCTTGGCCGGGTCGCCACAGCAGTGAGTAGTAAGGCAAGATCGATCCCCAAAGTTGGGGACATCGTTGCAACCCAGATCGTCGATTCGGGCGTTGACATCCCCGGAATAACCATTGTCATAGACAAAGGCCTCCGTGTGGTGCAAGACAAAGGCAAAACCCTAGTCTTACCGACCGACCCTTCTGTGGATAAACAAAGGAGAGGAAGAACGGGTAGGCGAAATCTCGGATTCGTCTACACATCCTTAGTGGCGGGGACGGGAGAGCACCCTCTCCCGTACCCTACGTACACAAGGATCATGGAAGAAGTGAGTGCAAGAGAATGGCTATTCGCCACTCTTGGAATTCAGGACTCCACCGAGGTCTACTCTTATTTCGACGCCTCTCGGAT